GCCTCGGAGAGGCCGGGGATCTTCTGGGCGACCTTGAGGATGGACGTGAAGTCGCCCTCGGTCCACTGCTCGTTGGTCGAGTTGAGGAGCTGGGTGAGCGTGTCCTGGGCCTCCTGGGGGGCGGCCTTGAATTTGGCCTGCCACTCGTGGTTGACCCAGTCCAGGGCAACCTGGTCCGACAGACCCTGGACGGCCTTAATGGCCTCATCCGGGTTGGCGTCAAGGAACATCTGGAACTTCTGGCCGTCGAACTTGGCGTGCAGCACCCCGAACATGGCCTGGGCCTTGACGGCCGCCTCGGTGGCCCCCTCAAAGGTGACCTTGAGGGCCCATTCCTTGCTGAAGAGGGCATCCCACTGACCCTGGACCTTGTCGGCGCTCAGGCCGGAGTCCTTGACCAGCTGGTCGTAGCGGGCCTTGGCGCCGTCGGTGAACTTCTTGCCCGCGGTGCCGTTGATGAACTCCTGGGCCTTGACGAATGCCCTCTGGGCGTTGCCGGTCTCCTTGAGGGTGTTGTCGTAGATCACCTTGGCAGCCGCCCAGGTGTTGTTTACGAAGTCGATCAGGGACTGGTTGACCTGCAGGACCGCCGCGTTGCCGCTGGCGACGTTCAGGAACCCGCCCTGACCATAGGCCGCGGTCCCGAGCTTCTTAATCTCGGGCGCAACGGCCTTGGCGGCCTCCTGCAAATCGAGGAATCCCTTGACATAGGCGCCGGTTGCGTCCTCGACCTTCTGCTTGGTGTTTGGGCCGAGCAGGAGGTCGAAGCTCTTGCGCATGGCGTCGATCCTGGCCGGGCCGCTGGAGAAGGCGCTGCTCAGGGTTGCCGTGGCGTTGGCTGCGGCGTTCAGGTTGTCCGCAGAGAGACCGGCCTTTTTCGCAAAGTCATCCAGGGCGGTGCCGGTATCGGTGGCGCCGATACCGGCGGCCTTCAGGGCCTCGGCTTCGGCATTGGTGGCCGCGACGGTGCCTTGCAGCTTTTTCCCCTGCTCACCCAGGATGCCGTTGAGCTTCTTGGCCGCGTCACCCCGTTCTTTCGTGGACCCGGTCACCAGCCCATCCGCGTTGAAGACGGCGAGGCCGCCGGAGGCGTAGCGCTTCGCCGCCGCGGAGGCGTCGTCGTATTCCGTGGTGGCGCCATTGATCTTCTTATTGATGTCATCCATGACGGGGCCGCCATGCAGAAGACCGTTGATGAGATCGGTGTTGCTGATGCCGAGCCTCTGCGCGGCCTCGAAGGCGCCGGAGATGGCCAGTTCGTGGATGGCGACCTTGGTTGTCGCCTCGCCGACGGCGGCGCCGAGTTCGCCGGCCGCCTTGGCGTCTTCCCGCAGGGCGGTGGCGTACTCCTCCGCAAAGGGTGTCGCGTTGCCCTGGCTGGTCGCCAGGGCGGTGACGCCGAAGGCGATCAGGCCGCTCAGGGCCGCCAGCGCCAGGCCGATGACAGGGACGAGCAGCTGCATCCGGATGGCCGTGACGGCCGAGACGGCACCGAGCCCCGCAAGCCCCTCAGCCAGCGGCCCGATGAGGGCGCGGGCGAAGCTCATTGCGGTGCCCATCGACAGGATGACGGCCGCAGCCTGGGCGATGAACGGCAGCGGGATCACCGTGGTGAGCTTGGCGAAGCCCTCGGCCAGGAAGGCGATCCCGTCAACGACCGGCAGCAGGAATACGCCGATCTTGGTCAGGGACTCAGCGAAAGCCGGGATGACCGTGCTGGCGATGTTCGACAGGGCCGGTCCGACGATGTTCACGACCGTCTGGCCGATCGAGACAAGTCCGGGGATGAAGGGCTGCAGGGCGGACCAGGCGGCCTTGAAAGCTCCTGAGAGCTGGAAGAACAGGTCGCGGAAAAGCGGGCCGCTGTCGGTGGCGACCTGGCCCAGGACAGACCCCAGGGTGGCGATGATCTCTGCGATGGGGGCGGCAGCCGGGCGCAGCGACTCAAACATGGACCTCAGCCCGGTCAGGAAGGTCGTCAGGCCGCGGTCCACCAGGGGGCTGGAAATGACATCGCCGATGAGGCGGACAAAGGCCCCCAGGGCCGCGCCGGCGTTGGAAAGGGTGTGCTTGATGGTCACCGAGAAGGTATCCATCGCCGGCCCGAGCGAGCCGAGGGCCTTGTGGAAGGTATCGCTGGCCTCCCGGGCACCCTCGAAGATGAGCTTCATGTTCTTCTGGAAGCGGGCGCTGTTGGTGACCTGGTCCCACCTGTCGAGCATGGCCGCGAAGCTGGACAGCGTCAGGGCCCCGGCATTCTCCGCGGCCCGGCCGATGTTGCCCCACACCCGGACCAGCGAGCCCCCGGCGTTGAACAGGTCCTTGAGCCCCTGGATGCCTTCGTCGATCCAGCGCTTGAGCGACCCGTCGGCCGAAACCCGGTCGGTCCAGTCCTTGAAATCCGCGGACATGTCATTGAAGGCCGTCCCCATCCGGATGAAGACGGTCGAGCCGATCACGGCCAGCTTATTGAAGGCGTCGAAGAAGGCGGCGAAGCCGGGCCCCGCGATGGTGAACCCGCGGCTCAGGTTGGAGAAGAAGACGCTGATCCCGCTGCTCTGGGCCAGCCGGGTGAAGGAATCCAGGATGGTGCCGAAGGTCTGCCCCAGGGAGCCGGCCAACTTGCCCAGCCCGGCCCCCACGGCCGGCAGGGCTGAGTTGACGAAGCGGAGCATCGCATCGGAGGCCCTGTCCCAGAAGTTCTCCGTGACGGTCTGCCGGATGTCGGCGAAGATCGGCCGCAGCTTCCGGGCAGCCTCCTGCCCGGCCGGCGGGAGCCGCTTCAGGGCCGCGTCGATGCCGTGCACGGCGGCGCCGAAGTCCTTGAACACGCCCAGCATGACGATCATCACGGAGCCCAGACCCAGCAGCATGGCCGGGGCCAGCAGGGCCATGCCGCGGATGACCTGGCCGAGTCCGTTGCCGAGACTGAACATGTCGGCCGTCAGGGTCAGGATGCCCGAGGACAGCTGGGAGATCAGGAGCGTGGCGGCGGCCAGGATCGGCAGGTTCCGGTCCAGGGTGCCGACCGCCCGGCCGAACTCCTCGGTCCATCGGGTCACGGCCCGCAGGCCGGTCAGCTTGGCGGCGGTCAGGAAGGTCAGGTCCCGCAGCCGGGCCGTGATGGTGACGGTCCGGTTCCGCGTCAGAAGATTCAGAACCGTGGCAGCCCCGAGCACCGACGCCGCGTTCATCTCGGTCTCGATCCTGATCTTCTTGCGGTTCTCCTCAAGGATGAGGGCATCGACCCGGGCCAGCTGCTCCAGCAGCGCAAAGTCGTCGAGAGTGGTTTCGATCTGGATCTGCTTGTGCCCGTCGCCCAGGAGAGCCTTCAGCTTCGCCCGGGTCGCGGCCAGCGAGGCCTCATCCAGGTCATACGCGAGGGTGATCTTCTCCTCGCCGAGGCGGCGCCTGATCTCCGCCTCGGTCTCCCGGAGGCCGTCGGGGCCGTCCTCGTTGATGCTGAAGGAGATCTCCTCCTCAAGCCTCTCCCGGCGGATCTCCTCGATCTTGGCCAGGACGGATCGGAACCCGGCCTCGTCGGCGTGGAACTTCACCTCGACCGGGGCGCTCTCAAGCCGGCGCCGCAGCTCCTCAAGCTTGGCCTCAACGTCCGCCGGGTCATCCAGGTCGACCTTGATGTGCTCTGCCTGGTGGTTCTTGATCGCGGCGTTCAGCTGCTCCTGGGCGCGGCGGACCGAGTCATGGTCCAGTCCGACCTTCAGGTTGAAGATCTTGTGCTCGGTCTCCTGCTGGAACTTCTCGATCTCGGTCCGGGCCGCGGACGTGTCAGCGTGGACCTTGGCCTCGACCTTGACCTTGGCCGAATAGCCGGCCAGCTCCTTGTCCACCTGGCGCTGGGTTTCCCTGCGGAAACCATCGGCGTCGGGCCTGACTTTAATTGCCACGGCACCGACCAACTTTAGATTAGCCACCTGGCCATCCCATCTGTTTGAGTACGTCGAAGAGGTTTTCTGGCTCGCTCGACTTCTTTTCGGGCTGCCAGGAGGCAGGCCCGATCACGGGGAAGTCCGGCGGCCCTTCCTTGCCCCATTCGGCGGATACGCGGATGAGGCTGTAGGTTGCGTTGATTTGAGTGGCCTGCAGGCGACGGTCCAGGGTCCACGTGCGGTGATCCGCGACAGCCTCGCGGCGCGGGTCGGCATCGAAGAAGTCCCCGGCGTCGTCAGACTCCTCGGCACGGTCAACGGCCATGGCGGCGGTAAAGCGCGAGCCCTCGGGAAGGTTCCTGAGCATGGCAAGAATGATCGGCATAGAGGAAAAGACCTCGCCAGCAAGAAAGCTGACGAGGTCGAAGTCCCAATACTCTTTGAGATCGAGGTAGATCTCCTCGCCGTACCCGGAGTCGATTAGCTCTCCGAGGGCTGCGCTTCCCCCAGGTCGGTGCTCTCGGAGTAGTTGGTGAAGATAAACAGCCAGATCCCGAGATCTTCCGTACCGGCCCACTTGACCAGGGCGTCGTGGTCACCCTTGGTGCGCTCAGCGGCCTTCAGGGCCTCTGAGATGACCGTAATGAACAGCTCGGGCTGGTCGACGTCGGAGTCCTCGCCGAGGGCCTCCACGCGCTCCTTGAGGTCGAACGCGGCGGCTACCGCCTTGCGCTTGTCCTTGGGCAGGCGGAAGAGTGGCTTGAATCCGAGGACCCGGCCTTCCTCCATCTCAATTTCAAAGTCAGGGTATTTCTGTTCGGCGCCTTTGCGAAGGTCATCGAGCGACAGTGCGGACATGTGCGGACTCCTGTGTAGTGGTGTGGTACTGGTTGCGGACTGGTGTCGTACCAAGTTGGTACTAAGGGGTGCCTGCGGGGCCGGGGTCCGCACCCGGGCCCCGCAGGGGTCTTCAGGACTACGGGGCAGCGACAGCCACTGTGGGATCTGTGGTGTAGCCGGAGCCGCCGGCAGTCAGGTTGATGGAGGTCACCACACCGCCGGTCACAACGGCGGTGGCCGTTGCGCCCGTGCCGCCGCCACCGGAGAAGGTGACAGCCGGGACCGTGGTGTAGCCGGAGCCGCCGGAGACCACGTTGACCGCGGAGACGGCGTTGGCCGTGCGGGTGGCGGTGGCCGTGGCGGTGGACATGATGACCTTCGGGGTCAGCCACCGGAAGGTGTAGTCGTTCGCGCCGTTCTGCAGCGGCGTGACCTTGACGGAGAGCTGAACCAAGTTCTCGGTATCAGCGACCGACAGGTCATCGGAGCGCAGGATGGAGGCCTTGGGGGCGTACACGCCGGCCGTGATCTGGCCGTCGTAGAAGACGACCAGCCAGGCAACCTCGGTGGCGACCGGGTTGGACGGGACGTTGACGTTTCCGCTGCCGTCGACCGAGCTGTTTGAGCCGTAATACAGCTTCAGACTCGGAGCATCAAACTGCAAAAGTCGCATTACAAAGGCCTCGGTGCGGGCCGCGGTCGTGGTCCGGAGGGTTGCGTTCTGGAGAGAGCGCAGGGTCGTGGTCTCGCCGCCTTCGGAGGCGGCGGAGAGGATGTCGGAGACCGAGGTGTGGCCCATGTGGGTCCAGGTTCCGGTCGGGTTGCGAAGGTCTGCGGGGAGGGCGGTTCCTACAGGGGCCGTGTAGA